TCGTGAGAAGAACCCGACGATCACCGACATCAAGGCCGAGTGCGAGAGTGTGTTTGGTCACACGCCGTGGATGGTCGAGGTGTTCGACTCGGCGGGCAAGCTCAAGGAGACGCTCGTTGGCTTCGGTGGCTCGGCCAAGCGGAGGCACGAGGCAACCAAGGTTGCGGGGCTGACTGATGTGCGGCATGTGTTGCCGACGTTGACCCGCCTGTCGAGTGCGCCGATGGACACGGTGTCACGCAGCCCGCTCTTCATCCAGCCGGGATGGAGCAAGGCGCTCGACTTTATGATGCAGGTCGAGAAGGGCGTCGATCACCTTGGCGTGCCTGTCGAGGACCGCTTCTGGGAACTGCTCGACGAGTGGGCACGCATCGCTGCGGGCGACCTGCTCTTCCTCGAAGGTTGGACAGAGAAGCGACCGCAAGGTGCGATCACGCCGTTCATCGTGTGGCCGCTCGACAGTTCGCCGCCTGCCTTGGTGCTGCCGCCGATGATTCAAGAGTCGCTGCTGACTCGGCTCGGCGACATCCCGATGGCGCGCAAGCTCAAGAAGCAATACCTGCTCGACAAGACGCTGGTAGGTATGCGCAGCGGGAGCCGAGTCTGGTGCTGTCCGATTGGGCAGCTTCCTATCCCATCACAAGAATACATCGGAGCACAGTATGAGTTGTTCATCCAACGACGAACGGAGGATTAGGCTCACCGCTTTCGATGGCCCGCCCGGCACCGGCAAGACACGCCGCATCGTGCAAGAGGCGCAGCGCTGGTCGCGCGACTCACGCATCGCCGTGGTCACCTACACCAAGGACGCCGCCGCCATCGTTAAACAACGTGCGCCGAACATCGTTTCGGGCACGGTCTATTCGCTGACTTGGCCCTACGTCAAAGACTACGCGAAGAGCAAAGCCGGGATGGCTCGGCACGCTGCGAGCTACCAGCAGCGCAAGATCCATCACCTGTTCGACCCTGCGCTAGAGCAATACAAAGCCGACGCGCCGAGCGCCCGACCGCCGCACCGTTTAGACGAAGCCGCCCGCCGGTTGCACGGATGGGGGAAAGGTGAACCGCCGTTCCCCTTGGCTGAGTTCAAGGCGGAAGCGCAGTTGAAGTTCCTGTTGCCTATGGCTCGGTGGCTGGAGGTTGGCGCTCCGGTGCCCGCCGAGGAACACTTCGACATGCTGATGATCGACGAGTCGCAAGACATGTCGTGGGTTGAACTGCGCGCAGCGCTCGCCTTGGTCCGTCCCGGCGGGGAAGTGTGGGCGTTCGGTGACCCTGGGCAAGCCATCTTCGGCACACCCAAGGGCATGACCGGCAGCAGCCTGCCGCCTGTTTGGGAGCGCGCTGACCAGCGCACCGTGCTGGACAAGGGTTACCGAGTGGGCAACCCGGTAGCGTCGGTCGCAGCCAAGGCGTTGAAGTCTTGGTATGACCGCCCGGCGCGCACGTTCGCAGCCGAGCACGAGACGGCGCTGCACGTTTGGGACTGCGAGCACGCACCGAGGGCGGGGCTAGTCATGGGCTACTCCCGCGCCAGCGTGGCCAAGGCGTTTACATCGTGGGGGCTGAGGCAGACCGGCGTGGTGCCGAAGGTTGCTGAGGCTGACCACGAGCTTGTGCTGTCTACCGGGCACGCAGCCAAGGGCGCCGAGGCTAACGACGTTTACCTGCTGCCTTGGTCGCGCATCGCAATGGACCGGCTGATGCAGAAAGATCCCGCCACGTTGCGGCTGCTCTACGTGATGCTCACGAGAGGGCGCAAGCGTGTGCATGTCCCGAGAACACTGAAAGCGAGGTTGCTGTGAGGAACATCACTGAGTGGTTGCGCCGTGCCTACGAGAAAGTGAGCCGCCATGTTCCGAAGCCGACCACTGACTACTCGTCGGTGCCGAAGGCGGCGCGCGTCTCCAACACACTGAGCAACCGAGCAAGGTTTGCGCACTGTTTGATTCGTCGCGTTGGCTACGCCGCGCACGTTGCAACGGCTGACCTAGCCGCCGTTGAATACAAGCCGCTGACTTCGCAGCGTTACCACTGGATGCTCAACGCTTGGCTGAAAGGTGTCACTTGGGCACCCATTCTCATCGAAGCTGTGGTAGAAGACGGGCGCTGGATGGTCAAGGACATCAAGAACTACGACGTCTGCCTGTTCCTCAAGGATCGGCAACGCATGATGGTCGTGCAGGTTGTCGAGCCCGGCTTCCCGTCAGGCACCAACGAGAAGATGTCGCTTTTAAACGCCGGCCTTTACTTCCCAGACGGGAAGCACTGTCCGATTGTGTTCGGGAGGGTCGTGCTGTGATTCATCGACTGCCGCGTCATCAACTGCTAGAACTGCTGAGCAAGGCAGACCCCGACCAGTGGTGGGTGCTAGACACTGAGACCAACGGTCTCGACGTCGTCGGTCACGACGCACCGCACTACGCATGGTGGATCGGGCTGAGCCCGCTGGGCTCGCCTAACGTGTTCATCATCTCGCACGAAGAGTATCTGCTCTGGGGACTGAACGAACACCTCGCCAACCTGCATCTCATCGGCCACAACCTGCGGTTCGACCTGCACGCGCTCGACCTTCAACCGCTCGTGCCCTGGCAAGACACGATGTGCGCCGCATACTTCGGGCACACTGCGGGCAAACGGTCGATGGATCACATCGCCCGTGTAAACGGGTGGCACAGCATCCCGACGCCAGAGCTACTCAAGCAAGGCAAGATCGGCATGGTGCCAGAGGATCAGTTGTTCGAGTATCTGGCAAACGACTGCATCATCACGAGCAAGATGGCGAAGAAGCTCCAGATGCAGGCGGCGTCGTTCGACTACCGTGTCGAGCAAGCGGTCTACGAGATGGAGCGGCGGGGCATCCGGTTGCTGACAGACAAGCTCGACGATGTGAAGCACCAGCTTGAAGGCATGATCGAGGAGCGTTTAGCCGCGCTGCAAGCCGAGGGCTTGGACGGCAACCCCGACTCGCCGATGCAGGTAGCGCAATGGCTGATCGACTGCGGGCGTCGCCTGCCGCTGACTCCGTCGGGCAAGCCGAGCACCTCGAAGCTGGCGCTGCAACAACTGGCTGATGACGGCGACGAGCTTGCCGATGCTGTGATCCAGTATCGCAAGACGACCAAGCTCAAGTCGGCGTTCATCGAGCCGCTACCCGCGATGGCGCAAGACGGCATCCTCTATCCAAGAACGAACACGACGCGCACCAGGACCGGCAGGTTCTCGTGCGACACACCAAACCTACAACAGATCCCGAAGCGTGGTCCATTGGGCAAGGCGCTGCGGGGCTGCATGACGTCGCCTGACCGGGACGGTGTGATAACCTGTGACTTCTCGCAGGTAGAGCTACGGGTGGCGGCTGCGCTCGCCAACGAACCCGTGCTTCTGGAGGCATTCGATCAGGGCCGCTGTCCGCACACCGAAGTCGCGGCCAAGATGACGGGGACGACGATCGAGAGCGTCACTCCTGAGTCTCGGTTCAAGGCTAAGGCTGTCAACTTCGGAATCCTCAATGGGATGGGGGCGAAGAGGTTGGCGTTCGAGCTTAAGTCCGACAAGGGGACAGCGGCCCGCTTCCTCAAGGACTACAAGCGCAATCTGCCCCGTCTAAACGACTGGATGGAAGGTGTGTGGCGCGAGGCCGAGGAGTTCCGCGTGGCCAAGACCGTCGCCGGTCGCACCCGCATCTTTACTTCCAACGAAGAGACGCGGCCCGCCGTGTCCGTCATCGTGCAAGGGTCGGCAGCCGAGTTGATCCGGCACGCGCTGGTCGCTGTGCATGACGCTGGGCTGGAGCCGCTGCTCACCGTTCACGACGAGATCATCGTCGGCGGCGACGACCCGGCCAAGGCGGAAAAGCTACGGCAAACTATGGAAGCCGCAGCCAACGGCGCGTATCCTGCCGCCTTCGGCGCTGTGAACTTCCTCGCCGAAGCAACGCTCGGACGCACCTGGGGCGATGCCTGACCAAGAATCCATTGTAAACCTCATCGACCGACGCATCCGAGAGGTGCTGTCGGAGATGGGAGACCGTCCACCGAGGGATAAGGAAGCCCTCGCTGGGACCGTAGAGAAGCTGCTCAAGGCGAAGCCCTTGGCTGCCGATCACGGTCTTAACCTACTCGAAGTCCTTAGAAACCTAGAACGTGGCCCGAAGCCACTAGAGGAAACTGACACATGAGTTCCGATACGTTTGATCCCGATGCCTTGCTGAACGCAACGATCACCGAGGCAGAGTATGAGGGCAAGAAGGCTCTCACGCCGGAGGGTTCCTACCCGTCCTGCACCATCACCGACGTGCGTGCTTTCGAGCCGCACGAGAAGGCCAAGGAGAAGGGCGTCGAGGCGCGCTTCCTGGTGGTCTTCGACTGCCCGACTTTCGACGGCGACCTTTCCACGTTCATCAACTACAAGCGCCCGCTCAACGCGAAGGCGACCTACACGAAGTTGATGAAGGCCGTGTGGCCCGACAAGAAGGTGGCGCTCACCAAGACGCCGCGCGACTTGATTGGCGAGAAGGTCTCCGTCAGCGTCTTCCACGAAGACGGCGACTTTGGTGAGTGGGCTGAGTTCCGATTCACGCCCGCTCGTTAGTCAGGAGCGAGAGAGCGTCTTGAGGGGCGGACGTTAAACGCCCCTCGTCTACTTATGTCAGAGCAAGACTTTAGTGAAGCTGTCCATGTCGGCAACGTCGGCTTCATCTACTTCCCCGGCGATTGCGGAGGCCGACTGATCCCCGCAGCGCACATCAAGTCCATCGTTCCCGACTTCAAAGGGTCAGGCTCGATGGTGTTCCTCACCGATTCAGAGAAAGCAGTAAAGGTAAAACAGAGTCCAAAGGAGATTGCAGATGACCTCATCGACGCACCGACTTCCCAAGCCGACTGAGCCCTACCCGGACTGGTCGCGCTTCCTCAAAGCCGTGTGGCTGCACGGCATGGATGTCGCCAACAGCGACCCCGTGCTGATCGGCAAGCACGTAGACGACGCTGCCGTTAGCATCAAAGACTCCATGTTGCAGCGCAACGAAGCGCTGCGCGTGCGGCCTTCGGCGTTCGTGGCGTGTGCTCGCCAAACCTACTACGCCGCGTCTGGTCTCAAGGGCGGCGACATGCCGGGCAACATCGGCACGACGTTCGCCGTCGGCCACCTGTTGCACGAGCTTAGTTACGCTGCGGTCAAGGCAGCGCTCCCGCCGGGCTTCGTGGCCGAGACCGAGAAGGATGTCGATATGCCTTCGTGGTGGCCGGAAGACTACGACCGCTTCAACCAGGAGGGGCACGTTGACATGTTCCTCAAGCTCTACGACGAGGACTTGGCCAGCGGCTACCTGCCCGACGACGCGCCAAGGTCCATGCTTGTAGACTTCAAGACGATGGGCGGCTTCTCCTACAAGAAGCATGGCAAGACGATCTGGGGCGAAGACCCCGACGGCTTCGGCTACCTCGCACAACTCGCTGTCTACGCCGACGCGCTCGGCGTGCTCGACACGGGTGCCATCATCGCGGGCATCAACCGCGACTCGTTGACGCAGCCGTTGCTGCCTCGCTTCATTTCCCCTGCCGCCCTGACCGCTGAGCGTGATCGTGTGCGGGTTGCTGTTGAGATGGCCCTGGAAGGGGCCGACCCAGGAGAGGAGTTCCTGATTCGCCATGACCGAGAAGCCAACTTCTACTGCGGACGAGCCGGAAAGCCCGGATACTGCCCATACCGAGACGTCTGCGCAGCAAACCCAACGCGAGGAGATGCCTGACTTGGGCTCGCTCATGCAACGCATGACGGACCATGAGCTAGTCAAGGTCGGCCTTGTCGCCATGGCCATCCTGCACGAGCGGGCCAATGGATCAGGTCAATAGACCGCAGCACTACACTGCGGGTGACATCGAGACCATCGACGCTATCGAGGCGTCGATGTCTCCCGAGGGTTTTGCCGACTACTTGAAGGGCAACACCATCAAGTATCTGTGGCGCTACCAGCACAAGGGCAAGCCCGAGCAAGACCTGCGCAAAGCGCGGTGGTATCTGGACCGTTTAATCCAGCGGGTCGCCGTAGCTGACAAGCAAGTGCGCGCCCCGAGTAGTGACGTTTAGACGCGGCGCCCCGGCATCTTTAAACGCCAGCATCCAGAACATCTCGTTGTTGGCGCTGGGGTGCAGGTTCTCGCCGCGCGGCCCTCGGTAACCGCTCTCCTTCTTCGTGTCGATGACATGCCGCCCTCGCGGAGCGACGCGAAGGATCTCGTGCAGTGCAGACTCGACAGCGTCGGGTTGCAGATGCTCAAGGAAGTCGGTGCTGTAGGTCCAGTCGAACTCGTCGCTGGCCCAGGGCAGGCCGACCGAGACGTCGGCT